AATCAGAAAATTGTATTTGAAGAAATACTTAAGTTTGTTCAGCAGTATAATGAACCTGCAACAAAAGAAGTTCTTTGTATTGAAGTAGAAAAGCGCCAAGATATCAACGATACATCCTTTAAAGAAATCACTCAAATCATCAGTTATCTTGAGGATGTTCCGACTGAATTTAACTGGTTGGTAGATACTACTGAAAAGTGGTGTCGTGATCGAGCAATCTATCTTGCTCTTATGGATTCAATCCATATTGCAGATGGTAAAGATGATAAGAAAAATCGTGATAGCATTCCCAGTATTCTATCGGATGCTCTAGGTGTATCTTTTGATACTCATATCGGACATGATTATCTGCTAGATTATGAGCAACGCTATGAGTCCTATCATAAAAAGGAAGAGAAAATTGAATTTGACCTTGAATATTTCAACAAGATTACAAAAGGTGGTCTACCTAATAAGACTCTCAATATCGCTCTGGCTGGTACTGGTGTCGGAAAGAGTCTCTTTATGTGCCATGTGGCTTCTTCCGTCCTATTGCAAGGCAGGAACGTTCTCTATATCACTCTTGAAATGGCGGAGGAACGAATTGCTGAACGAATTGACGCAAACCTTCTGAATGTTCCTATTCAAGATATTGGTGAACTCCCTAAGCAGATGTTTGAGAGTAAGGTAACTAATCTTGCAAAGAAAACTCAGGGACAACTGATTATTAAAGAGTATCCAACTGCTTCTGCTCATTCTGGACACTTTAAAGCACTTCTAAATGAACTTGCTCTAAAGAAATCATTCCGTCCAGATATTATCTTTATTGATTATCTGAATATTTGCTCTTCTTCTAGATTCCGTGGTGGCAGTAATGTAAACTCATATACATTAGTTAAATCAATCGCAGAAGAACTTCGCGGTCTTGCCGTCGAGTTTAATGTTCCAATCGTAAGTGCTACACAGACAACTCGTTCCGGTTATGGTTCTTCTGATGTGGAACTGACTGATACATCAGAATCATTTGGTCTTCCCGCAACTGCTGACTTGATGTTTGCTTTGATTTCAACTGAAGATCTTGAAGGTCTTGGTCAAATTCTTGTAAAACAACTTAAAAATAGATATAATGATCCTACCATTCACAAGCGTTTTGTGGTTGGTATTGATAGAGCTAAAATGCGTCTTTATGATTGCGAACAATCTGCTCAACAAGATATCCTTGACAATGGAAAGGATGAAGAGTATGATTATGAAGAAAAGAAACCTAAAAAAACATTTGAGGGATTTAAATTCTGATGACTATTGATCTTAACAAGTATGTTGAGTTTGTTGATACGACAACCTCAAAACCAAGTAAAGAGCATACTCCATTTATTGATCGTCTAATGGAACTTCGTGAAAATGAGTTTCCTACTGAGCGTCTTCTTACTGCTGCCGTAGGAATGTCTGCGGAAGCAGGTGAGTTTACTGAGATTATTAAAAAGATTATTTTCCAAGGTAAACCAGTGAACCAAGAGAACCTGTTTCACTTGAAGCGTGAACTTGGAGATATTATGTGGTATGTTTCTCAAGCCTGTCTTGGACTTGATATTTCTCTTGAAGAAGTTATTCAAATGAACTTTGAGAAACTGAGTGCTCGTTATCCTGAAGGTGCATTTAGTATTGATCGTTCTGAAAATCGTAAGGAGGGAGACCTGTGAGTAAAGTAAGTATTAAAATGGATGTGCGTTCGGCTGCTGCAGTTCGCCAAGTTTTGTTTGAAGCGCAGAAAGGATACACGAGTGACATTGTAAGCACTCCACCTCGTATCTTTGAACTTCGTGAAGTGATTGCTGATCTTGATGATGCAATCAGTCAAGTAGTTGAATAATCACTAAAACCCGCAAGGGTTTTTTTTATAAATAACTAAAAAGTATTTGTAAAAAAAATGGATCCTAAAGAACTTAGAGGTTTGTGCGAAGCATATACTGCAGTATATGACGAAGATCTTAGAGATGAACTCGAAGAAATGTCAGATGATTTTGCTGGCATTGAAAATCTTTCTGACGAAGAAATTGACGCAATTGTAGAAAAAACAATTGATGAGATGCTTGAAGAAGGATATGACTTTGATGAAGTTGAAGAAATCTTTGAAGAAGTTCTTTCTGAAGCAGCAAGAGGAACAGATCGTGCTGCAGCAAGACGTGAGTATATGAGATCTTCTGAAGCAGCAGCAAAGGAAGCAAGAAAGCGTGGTGCTGATGTAGTCAGGAGAGAAAAAAGAGCAGAAAAAGTTGCCAAGGTAAAGGGTGCTGTTAAGTCAGCACTTGGAAAAGCAAAAGAAGCAGTTAAATCTGGAGTTGCAAAGGTAAAAGAAGCAGGAAGAGAAGCAAAATTCAAAGCAGTCGATAAACCAGTTGCTGCATATGCAACTAAGAGAAAGTTGCATCCTGCTGCAGGAATGGCTGCAAGATCAAAAGATCCTGCTAAGAGAAGAGGTCTGAGAGCAAAAGTTGCTTCTGATATCAAAGGTAGAATTCAAAAAAGAATTGCTCAGGCACAGGTAGATACCGCATCTGCAGCAAGAAAAGCAGGACAGTCAGTATCTGATGCTGCGGGAAGAGCAAAGCAAAGTGCTAAGAATCTTGCAGCAAGAACTAAGCGTGGTGCTAAGAGTATGGTAGGTAAAGCAGCAAGATCTGTTGCATCTGGTGCTGGTAAAGTAGCATCACGTCTTGGTGAAGAATCTGATATCTTTGATTCTACTCTTTCTGATCTGATGGAGCAGGGTTATACAATGGAAGAGGCACTTAAAATTATGGCAAATCCAACTGACTGATAAATAAACACGGAAGGTTGCTCCAAACCCCTTGACTTTTTAGTTGGGGGGTTTTATAATATCTAAGTTCGGGGATATAGCTCAGTTGGTAGTAGCACTTGCTTTGCAAGCAAGATGTCATCGGTTCGAGTCCGATTATCTCCATAAATAATAGGAAATAGTGAAAAAATAAATAAAGGTATAAGATTTATCAATATGAAGAATTTTTTCCAATTTCTAAATGAGGCAACTCAATCGCAAGCATCGATGCAAGCGAAGAAATTAAACCTCAAGAGCGATGGGCACGGCGGTTGGTTGGATAGTCGTGGTGAGTTTGTTGCAAAAACAGAAAAAGGAAAACTAGTTTTTTATGATAAGGGAAGAGTAGAAGGTGGAAAAGATCAACCAAAAGGTGCAGTAAAAAAATCCGCAATACCAACACCAGAAGCAAAACCAAAAGCAGCACCTCAACCAAAATCTCCACCAAAAGCACCAGCAACTGATGATGTTCCTACAGATGGTGATACTATAACCGTTGCTTTTGGTCGCTTTAATCCTCCAACAGTAGGTCACGAAAAATTACTGAAAGCAGCAAAGAAAGCATCTGCAGGTGGCGATCTTAAGATCTATCCCTCCAGAACTCAGGATCCTAAAAAGAATCCATTGGATCCTGATATGAAGATTTCATTCATGAAAAAGATGTTTCCTGATTTTGAGGAGAACATTATTAATGATGATGAAATGAGATCGATCTTTAATGTCTTAATTGCAGCATCAGAAGCAGGATATTCAAAGGTAAACATTGTTGTTGGTTCTGACAGACAAGCAGAGTTTGAAAATCTTGCACAGAAATACAATGGAGATCTCTATAACTTTGATTTGATTCGTGTAATCTCTGCTGGAGTAAGAGATGCTGATGCTGAAGGTGTTGAAGGTATGTCAGCATCTAAAATGAGAAAGGCTGTTATTGAAGATGACTTTGAATCATTCCGTAGAGGAACTCCAAAGACACTTGATGATGGTGACACTCAAGCACTTTTTGATGCAGTTCGTCAGGGAATGGGATCAAAGAAAAAGAAAAAGGTCGCAGAACTTTGGCAGATCGCACCAAAGTTTGATGCCGAAACTCTTCGTGAAAATTATGTAAATGGAAACATTTTTAGAATTGGTGATATTATAGAGAACTTAAATACTGGTCTTGTTGGAAAGATTATTCGTAGAGGAACTAACTATCTAATTTGTTTGACAAAAGAAGAATATATGTTTAAATCTTGGATCAAAGATGTGATGGAATATCAAGAAAAAAGAGTTGAAGGTAAAATGAGAGCACCTGGAAAACCAAATACACTTGTAGGAACTGGTGGTTTTTTTAAATATGCAGTAGATATGACTCCTGGATTTGAAAAAGGTGATAAAACAAATCTTCAATATGGAGCAAAACCTTATAGTGGTTATAAGCAATCAAATGTAAGAGATTTCATAAATAAGTATAAAGTCAAGAAGTAGTAGTATTACAATGTCTATCAATCCACTGAATGATATTTCTCAAGTTTATTTGGAGCAGGTTGCATTTCAAGAAGCAAAAGTAGATAAAATGCTACCTGATTATCAAAGATCTGCTGCTAGAAATGCAAGATATGATAATCCAGATGGTGCTCTGGCATTGGGTGGTGGTATTCAGAGAGCAAGAAGAGCAGCACATAGAGAAAGAGATGAGTTAAATAAGGATGCAAAAGACATTCGTAGAGGTAGATTAGGTGGACCTCAGTTTCAAGGGGAAACTGGAAAGGAAAGAATTGCAGCAGTTAAAAAAGCAAAAGGTATGAAAGAAGCACTTGATCCAGTAGGTCAAGAGGATGCTGATATTGATAATGATGGTGATACAGATAAGACCGATAAGTATCTTCACAATCGTCGTAAAGCAATTGGCAAAGCAATTGCTAAGAAAAGGGGAAAGGACGTTAAAGAAGGTTTCTCAAACTGGAGACAAGACCTTTCTGAGGTAATGGATGATACAGAAGCAGGCCAAAAGATCAAGGAAAAAAAAGTAAATAATAAAATTAAAATTAATCCAAAACTTGGAGAAGCAGTAGAAGAGATCGGCGGAACTCTTCTTGAAATGTTTGAGATTGGAGATGCTGAACTAACTGAAGAAGTTGATATTGCAACTGAATACTTTTATGAGCAAGGACTGAATGAAGAAGGTATTGATATTCTTATTGAAGAACTTGGACTTGATGGATTTGTAGATTTTGTTTTTGAAATTTCTGAAGAATACACCTTAGTTGAAGCAAGAACTCTGACTGGTAAAAAGAAAAGTCCTGCTACAGGAAAAGAAAGAGGAGTTTCTTTAAAAGCAGCACCGGGGAAAAGCACAAAAGCTGCTGTAGAAAAATATGGAACAACAAGGAAACTATCTTCATCACCTTCTGCAACTATTAAAAAGAAATCAGTTGCGGTTAAAAAAGCAGTTGAAAAGCAACCAGAAACTAAATCAACTCCAGCAGAAACTAAAAAAGGAATCGCAGGAAGAGTTGGTGCTGCTTTAGGTGCTGCTGTTAAGAGAGGTAGGGAAGATATTAAGAGAGTTCAAGATGCTGCACAAACAGCAAGAAATGTAGCAGCACGTAGAGGTGCTGAAGCGAAAGCAGTTTATGATGCAGTAAGAGAACGTGGTAAAAGTGCAGAGCAATCTGCTACTGCAACTAGAGCAAGAAGAAAAGCAAAAGTTGCTACAGGAAGAGCAGTACA